ATGCGGCATCTTGAGCGTCAATTCCTTTCCGGTATGTCGTGGGGCAACCGGAGCGAATGGCACATCGATCACATCCGTCCGCTTGCTTCGTTCTCTTTTGAAGCGGTCGACGACCCTGATTTCAAGGCGGCGTGGGCGCTGACAAATCTTCGGCCATTGTGGGGAGCGGACAACATCCGCAAGGGCGCGAAGCTGGATTATTTGGTGTAACTATGACCCCCTCACCAACATGGCAGACCTTCGCCGGATTTTTCCTCGCGGCACTCGGCGTCGCGCTCGGCTGGGGGTTCGGACTATTCATAGTCGCCCAGATAACGCGGTTGCTTCTCGGTATCCATTAAACGAAGGCTTACCCATGATCCGGATGAAGGCATTGCGTTCCTTTGGCGTTGCCAGCGCCAACGAAGGAAAGGTGAGGCGGGGCCGTGAATTCACTGTCGCATCCGAACAGCGCGCACGCGACCTTGAGGACGCGGGCTTGGCATATCGGGTGAAGATGGAGCCGAAGCCGCAGAACAAGATGGAGCCGCCGCCGCAGAACAAAGCTGCGGAGGAAGGCCCTTTCGTTTCTCGTGGTGGCGGGACTGGCGCGGAGAACTCTGTGCCGTCATCGCCGGAGGACCGTCCGCTGCCGAAACGGCGCGGTCGCCCGCCTTCACGGCGCTCAGAGAGCGAGCAAGAGTCATAGCGGTCAAGGAGAGCGTGCGGCTTTGTCCTTGGGCCGATGCGATCTATGGCTGCGATGCTCCATGGTGGCAAAATCGGCGCGGCTTGCCGGAGTTCCATGGCGTGAAACTTTGTCACGACACCGGTATCTGCGCCACTCATCACGATATCCACAAGATCGAAATCTGCGATCACGATCGGATGTTGTTCGCGGAGCCTGGGGTTATCGGCTCCGGCGGCAATTCCGGCTTTCAGGCCATCAATATCGCCGCGCAATTCGGCGCCGGGAGACTTCTGCTGCTCGGCTTCGACATGCATGCGGCGAACGGCATGCATTGGTACGGGATGAACACCGGCCCGAACATGCGCAATCCGACGGACCACAATTATGTGCGGTGGCGCAAGGCCCTGAGCGATCAGGCATCGGTGCTCGCCGGCATGGGTTTTGACGTGATCAACACGTCGATGGATAGCGCCTTGGAATGTTTCGAGAAGATGACGGTCGAAGCGGCATTGATGCGTTGGGGAATAGCGCGTCATGGGTTTCGGTGATGAATTGATGGCTACGGGCATGGCCCGTGGAGCGAAGGCGCGTGGTAAGAGGATAGCGTTCGGCAACGGTCGACAGATCATATGGGGGCCATGGTCCAAGTCGATGTTTCGGCATAACCCGAACATTGCGCGACCGGGTGACGAAGGCGCGAGCGATCTTGAATGGGTCGAGCACTATAAGGGTCATCGGCTCTATAACAGGGTGCGCGGCAATCGGTGGGTCTGGAACATGCAGTTCCGGGCGCAACCGGGTGAATTATTCTTTAGCGATGATGAGTTGGGGTTTGCAGAACGTGCCGGCGACGGCTTCGTTCTGATCGAACCGAATGTGCCGCTACAGAAATCGGTTGCGGTCAACAAGGACTGGGGCGTTCAGAAATATCAGGCTGTTGTCGAACGGTTGAGCCATGACGGCCAGCGTGTTGTGCAATTTGACTATGGCCGCAACAGATTGAGCGGTGTTGACATCCTGCCGGTTCCTGACTTCCGGCATGCGTTGGCGATAGAAGCTCGTGCCGCGCTCTATATTGGTCCGGAAGGTGGGCTGCATCATGGTGCGGCGGCGGTGGGCATTCATGCCGTCGTCTTGTTCGGCGGCTTCATCCCGCCGGCCGTGACCGGTTATGAGACGCATACGAATTTGACCGGCGGCGTTGCTGTTGCGTGCGGCAGTTTCAACAGATGCGAACATTGTCGAGCGGCGATGAGCGCAATATCGGTTGACGAGGTTCATGAAGCCGCATGCTCATATTTACGGCGTGGTTGTGGGGATCGAAGTTCAGCGAAGACGATGTTGCAAGGCTCAGGGCCGGTCTGAAACGCCATGTTCGACAGTCGCATCGGTTCGTTGTTGTTACGGATCGCATAGGCGATGAGTTTGTCGCAATTCCCGATCTATATCTGACGAAGGCGAAGGGTTGCTTTGCCCGGTTGCGGGTATTCGATCCGGAATGGCAGCGGTCGATAGGTGTCAACGAAGGCGATAGACTTGTCTGCATCGACCTGGACACGGTTGTCACTGGCTCGCTTGACGACACATTCGACAGGCCGGAGCCTTTCGTCATCATGCAAGGCGGGAACGCCACGAACCCATGTCCGTATAACGGTGCATTGATCCTGCTTCGTGCGGGTACGCATCCTAATGTCTGGCGTGACTTTAGCTTGGAGGCTGCGGCTAAGGTTCCGTTCTATTCGTTTCCCGACGATCAGGCTTGGCTCGCACATAAAGTGCCCGATGCGCCTGGATGGGAGACGGGACCGGGGACCGGCATCTATGTCTATCGAAAACCGGGCTGGCCGACGGGAAGCGATGCATTGCCGGCCGGTGCTCGGCTCGTGACCTTCATCAACCGCACACCGCGAGAGCTGATGCATCTGGACTGGATACAGCAGCACTGGACGTTATGATCGATCCCGCAACCGTCTGTCTGTTTATTCCGGACGGTCTGACGAAATTCAAGAATGGCTTGTTCAACCGGATCGGAGACAAGATCAAAAGGGCGGGTGGCTGTGTCATCAGGGGCGATTATGCAGCGCTTGATAGCCTTCCGGATGCTGTCATCCCGATTGTCGGATGTTCGCCACAGCTTCGTCCATTGATCGATCGGTGGCGCGCGTGCGGACGTAACCGTATCCAATGGGATCGAGGGTATGTCAGGCGCATTTTTGCGACATGGTTGCCGCGTGGTGCCAACGGTGGATTTTATCGGTGGCACCTGAACTCGTTTCAGATGCAGACGATCCGAGACGTGCCGAGCGACAGATGGGAATCGCTTTTGCCTGGGAATGCGTCTGACCCGCGAAGGTTGACGGTGCTGCAATGGAATATGCAGGGCGATCATATCGTGGTTGCCGAGCCGTCGCCGACCTATCAGGCATCGCACGGTATCGAAGGATGGCTGCGTCGAACAACGATAGCACTTCGCGAAATGACGAAGCGCAAGATCGTTGTTCGTGGGAAGGAATGTCAGAGGCCGCTCGGCGATGATCTGCGCAATGCGCATTGTCTTGTAACGCATGGTTCTATCGCAGCGGTTGAGGCTGTCATTCTCGGGTGTCCGGTGTTCGTGCATCCAGACAGCGCTGCATCGCTTGTTGGGTTGACGGACCTGAACAAGATCGAAACGCCGATCTATCCGGAGCGCGAGCGATGGCTGCACTCGCTTGCCTATTCGCAGTTCAGTGAACCTGAATTGGTAGATGGAACGCTATGGCGATTGCTCGACTGATTTCCGACCAATGGAGAACGATGCGGTCATCGTTGGCCCTGATCGAGCGGCCAACCGATGCGGTCGTTTCGCTCGATGAGGCAAAAGCGCAACTGCGAATTACCGACGACAGCAACGATACGATGGTTCAGGCGCTTATCGACGCGGCTGTTGCGCAACTCGATCCGGCATTAGGCGGGTGGCTTGGCCACGCGCTTCGGCCGCAGACATGGGAATTGAGACTCAGTTGGTTTCCGTATTCGTGCTGGCCGCGGGATCAGCAGATCGACCTTCCATATCCGCCGTTGCTGATCGTCGATAGTGTGAAATATACCGATGGGGATGGTGTTGAACAGACGCTCGTTGAGGACACGGATTTTCGGGTTATCGGCAGAGGAGGTCAGGGCAGGGCGAGTATCGCGCCGGTCTATAACGGTATCTGGCCATTATCGGTGCGCTGCGACTATGAGGCGGTGAGAGTCCGATACACCTGCGGTCATGAGGTGAGTTCCGGTATCGATACATTGCCGGTGCCGATCAAGCAGGCGGTTCTGCTTATGGTGAAGCATCTCTATAACCTTGGCGAGCGTAGTCT